AAAAAATTTGTTTCACCTATGCAAGAAGATATAGGCGGACAATTTTATTTAGCTGAAGGTACTGATGGAGCTTTGTATAGAATGGAATCTTCATCTAAAGTTATGTCTTTAATAGCTAATGAAGGGGAATGGGAGTTTGCAAAAGAATCTCAACTTGAAGATTTAAAAGAAGGAATGGTTGTTCAGGAGGGATTAGAAAATTTATCAGGTAGAAAGATAGTATTATCTGGTAATTACGAACCTAACTTTGTTTCAAGTGCAATGGATAATAATACAGCATCTCAAATGAAAGGATTGCAAACATTATCAAAAGAATTGCCTTCAGATGTACCATTAACGACTGTAAGTGAAGATAGGGATTTAATGCCTACAGATGATTCAGAAGAAAGTTTAAAAGACTTCTTTTTAGATGATGCTGGGGATCTTTTATCTAAAGAAATAGAAAAATTATAATTTAATTAGTTATATTTAATGTCTTTATGTATCTTATTATACAATTTTGAGGTAAAATATGGCTAATATTAACTTTAATAACGTAAATAAGATGGAAGAA